ACAATAGACAATTTGAAGTATGAGTTCATATACGACTTTGAGGATAGGGCGGGAGAGATCGGCAGGAATAGGAAAGCACCTACTGTAGTGTGCTACAGAGACATAGAGAACGCCACCATCTTAGAAGTCTGGGACGAAAAAGAAACACGCCCATTTGGAATAGCCCGCCTAATCTCTCAAGATGCCCCAAGCCTTGACCCAACAGAAATCAAGGAGCTGAGGAACAAGGAGAAAAGGATAGCACGGAGAAAGAAAAAGCTAAAAGAAGAACTCATTGAAATAGAACAACAAGAACTACAACAACAATCCACAACAACCTTTTTAGAGCTTTTAAGTGCCGAACCAAGCACACAACCCACTCCCCAACCTCAGGAAGAGGAGTGGGATCCAGTAAAACTCTTTTTAGGAGGTGAGCAATGACGCACGCAGAACAAACCATAACAGCAGTTGTGCAAGTCCTGAGAAAGCTCCGCACGGAGCAAGCCATGCCCCTACACGGCATAGTATGGGGTAAATGGGGGACAGGCAAAACAGTCTCCGCACAGAAGATTGCAAAGAAAGAACAAGACGTATTCTACGTGAAAGCCCCTGACGGGGAGATAACAAGGGGGCGGTTGTATAGGCTGATTGGCTTCAGCTTAGGATGCGGTGCAAGGTCTACCTACGAAAGCACCTTAGACCTCATCAAACACCACCTGCTATACTACAATCTTAGACCGATCTTAATCTTTGATGAGGCACAGAGGTTTTTAAGGAAAACGCACATCCTTAACGAGTTAAAAGACTTGTCGGAGGATGAGGAACTCAGCTTTTCTTACCTCTTCCTCGGAGATCAAACCACTCCCAAACTACTTGCATCACATGACCATAGCTTGTTCAAAAGGTTTGCTATAAAGAAAGAATTACAGCCACTAACACAAGAAACAATCGCCTTCCTCATCAAAGAATACCGCATCCAAGCAGACTCAGTGCAGATATTCAATTTTGCGAAAGAGAGAGGTTGGACTACTCTGGACACCGCAATAGTCTTGCAAGCCCTAAAGAACCAAAAGATAGCAAAGGCATTAGGGAGGTGAAGAGCCGTGACGGACGGACAAATCTGGACAATCATGCTGAAATTGAGAGTTTTCATGCCTTGGCAAATTCTCAAAGAACTAAACCCACCAAAATATCTGAAACAGTATGCAAAGGAGAAAATCAGGAGTTTAATTGCATCGCAGGTGAAGGCGGGGATCCTCCAAGTCTTAAACGAGAACCCGCCCGTTTTTGGCTTCCCCGGAGAGTCTGTAGAAAAGGCGACGAGAAGATGCAAGATTTGTGGAAAGAAATTCATTCCAACCCAAGACAGCGATCAGCACTGCAGTAATGAATGCGAGAGAGAATACAGGAAAAGGTTCTTAGAGAAGATGCGGAGAGAAAAGGGAATGGAAGAACGGCGGAGGTATGAGAAGTGGGAGGAGGAACTCATATGGGAAACTCTTTCTAAACACGGATGCAAGTCTGCAATTTTGCAGGAACTCGCCAAAAGACTTAACCGCCACCCGCAAGCTATTAAAAGCAAGTTTAAGAAGATGAGACAAAGAACAAAATCAAGGAGGTAAAGATATGCTTGACTACGATAAAGACTTTTATGTAAAACAGGATTTGTCTACGCTTTTTATGGTAATGATGCACTTGGTAAGGAAAAAGGAGATAGAAAAGACTTTCCCAATCCGGAAGGCCATTGAAGAGAAACTGATAGCTGGCGTGACAGAAGAAGAAAGCAGAGAATTCACTAATCTCTTGTATCGCTTTTGTCATAAACATAGCCTATTAGCTAAAAAGGAAGAAGGAGGCACACCATGACGGAGAAACAAATCCTTAAAAAGACAGAAAAAGCTTTAGAGTTGCTTATGCAAAAAGATATAAGGGGAGCGTTAAAGGTGTTGCTGGAACTGAAAACAAGGCTGGAAATGGAGATGAAGGAAGAGGAGGAAGACAAAGAAGAAGGGAAGAAAGTTCAACACTTAATGGGTTGGTATTTGAGATTGTGGGATAACCGACCACCTGAGAGCTTCAGGTTCACAGATTACAAATACATAATTGGGAAGCATCTCAGGGAACTGGCGGAGATATACGAACGAAACGGAGAGGATATTGAGAGTTTGAAAAAAGACTATGAAATGTTTAAAAACTCCCGCAGAGACTGGAATGGCATCCTTCAGTTTAGACAGCAACTTCCAAATATCAAAAATGCAAAAGGCAAAGAGTGGAGTAGCTACGAGAACTTGAGAGGGAAAGACTACTACCTCAAAGGCTGGGACGAGGAAGAGAAACCTTTTAGTTCCGAAGATGACAACTTCTCTTGGTAGGAGGGAAGGGCTATGACGAAGGATTTATACATAAAGCTTATAAACAGACCAGAACCAATCAGAAATCTTCTCTGCAAAATTGCAGAGGAGGAGTTGGTGGAAGGGCGAACGGAGCTCGTGGATGTGAAGACTTTAGACTACGCAAAAAGAATATACAAACTCACGGTGATCAACGAGGAACTGGGCACGGTCTGGGCGACAATCCAACTCCTTCCGCAGGAAGTGTTCGGTAACGAAGGCTATTTATGGAAGCTTTTAGACCTTGAATGGGAGGGCGGAAGATGAGGAAGGTGTATAAAAGCATAGAAGAAGTTAGAACCGTATTCCCGGATGCCAAGATCCACGAATACGAAAGCTTTTTCATGATAGAGGACGAAAAAACGGTTAGCATCCTGCCCAAAGCCCTTAGTAAAGAAAGGATATACACCACATTGCTTTCAAACGGATTTCCTGAAAAGTATTTGAAGGTAATCTTCAATGGGCTGGAAGAAACAGAGGCTATTAAGAAGGTGAGAGAAATGAGGAAGAGGGGGGCTATCTTGGACGGTCCCCCGGGCGTGGGGAAAAGTATAGCAAGCACATGGAAGATTGCAAAGTTGCTCCAATCACGCCAAATTGCAAACCCTCTCTATCTCTCGTGCGTAGCCTTCCCAGACCTGAAAACGCTTTACAACTCATACAAAGAATACGACGCCTACCTGATAGATGACCTCATCGCTACTCTCCCACAGCACAGACTTGAACTAATCATTGAAATCCTCTACTTTGCAGAATTGCAAGAAAAATACATTTTTATCACTTCCAACAGTTTTACAGAAGTGGCTAAGTCCTTTCCTGAAGCAATACTAAGCAGATTAGTAAGCTACTGTGAGCGCCATAAGATAAAAGAAAACAAAGACCTCAGACTTCAATAGCCTCTTCTATAACGTTCGTTCGTAATTCTCTCAAGCACCCTTCTGATTTCCCTTTCAAGGTCGCTCGCTATGGACTGGGCGACCTTGCTCCCCTCCGTTCCATGCACTTGAATGGGACCTATATTGACTGTGATTGTGGTGGATCCTGCCAATGCCGGTCTTAGTCCTATGGGAGCAAACTGGGATACTCTGATGGCAATATCCTTCATGCGAGTAAAGAGAGGGTCAGGACTAAGACCTGATGCTATTGTCTCAATAAGCTTGATCCTGTGAATATCTCTCAACGGTCCCTCTTTGGCTGGGCTGAAAGGAAGAAGGTTTCTTATCTTCTGAACAATATTTTTCATAGCCTCAATGGGCTTCATAGCAAGAGATTCTATACCTTTCCACAGACTTTCCACAATCTTTTTGCCAGCGGTAAAGAGGTCTATACCAAACACATATTTAACAAGCTTGTTTAGTGCATTAAAGAGAGCGAAAAGCGGATTGATGTTTATAAGGACAACAAGGACTTTTTGCCAAGATGATTTAAGAAAGTCCCAAGCTTTAGCAAGCCATCTACTGACCGTATTCCAATGCCTCCAAAGAAGATAACCAGCACCGATTAGAACGCCTACAGCGAGGGCAATCCAGCCGATCGGAGAGGCGAGTAGGGCTATGCTAAATGCCCTCAACGCCATAATAAGCTTTCCGACAGCTGACACAGACATTAACCACTTAACAGGGGCAAACGCCAAGCCAAACAGTTTCATAAAAGAAGCAACAGCTAAGCTGACTGTGCCCATGATTGCAAGAAAGCTAACAAACCCACCAACCGTAAGCGTGAGAACTCTTGCTACTGCTTTGTTCTCTTGTATGAAATCTGCAAACTTTCCTAAAAGGTCGTTTAGAGGGTTTAGTATAGCTATCAAGGTAGGAGCAACAAGAGAACCAATTACGGACAGCAGGTTTATAAGCGTCCCTTCTACCGCCTCAAGCACGTTTGCATATGTGTTCATCAAACGATTTAACCTTTGTTGAAGGCTTGCTTGGTTATCAAGCTCTTTTGCCATCTTCTCAAGTCCTGAAAAGCCTCCCGCTTCAATCTGCTTCCTCAGTTGTTCGTATTGTTCCTGAAATTCCGCAATTTTCTTTGGGTCGTGGGTTGCTTCAATGCTTTTTCTGATTTCCTCAAGATACATAAGGGCTTCATCCTTCGTTGCAGCAAGTAAGGGGGCAATGGCACGCATACCTTCAAGATCAAAAAGCTCTCTTATTGCTTGCATTCTCTTTAACGGGTCCTGAATTGCAGAGAGTTCTTTTCTGACTGCCATCAGAAATTCCTCAAGCTTAAATGCACCTTTTTCGTCGTAGAAGTCTGCAAGCTTGATTTCAAACTCAAAGCCTTTTGCTTTAAGCTTCTTTATGCGTTCTTCCAGTTCAGGAATTCTCGCAAGGATGGAACGAATGCTTGTGCCCGCCGTCTCACCTGCTATACCGAACTGCTTCAGAGTTCCCAACCACGCAAACATAAACCTTGAAGCCCTGAGCCCTGTGAATCCAAGCTGATTAAGCTCCGATGCAAAATACTTCGTCGCATAACCAATCTGGGTTAGCGTTAAACCACTTGCGAATTTTAGCCTTTGAATTTGATCTGCAAATGCTTCAAAATCCTCTCCCGCCACTTTGAATGCGTTAGAGAAGCTTTGCACAATTTCTGCAACCTCCTTCGGACTTGCCTCCTCCCTGAAGAGCACCCAAAGGTAAGATGCAGCTTTTAATCCACCACCAACAATCTTGTCTATCTCCATACCTGCGGACTTTAGGGCAGTAACCACACGATAGAAGTCCGCTGTCGTTCCCGGAAGTTTTGTTCCGAGTTCTTCCACTTGCTTGTTTAATTCCTTGACTTTCTCAACAGGCAAGCCCTCTTTGGTCATGAGGGCTACTTCCATTTCCGCTTGTGCAAGTTCCAAGCTTTTATAGGCGTCTAAGGTTTTATAGAGAGTAGCCAAAGGTAAGGCTGTGGCTTGTGCGACTTTCAAAGTGAAATCTTCTAATTTTTCTGAAGCACTCCAGATTACCCTCGGGTCAAAGGCTTGCCTTAGGGTTTCTCCAAAACTCTTTAGCTTACTTTGCGTTTGATTTAGTTCATTGTTAAAGTTTGAAACTCCATCCCTGAGGGATGTAAGCTGGCGGGAGAAGTTGTCTATTAGTTGAATAACTACCGCAACAGAGAAGTCCATGCCTATTCATCTTCTAAAAGTGCAGCCTGCTGTTCGTAGTATCCAGAAAGCTTTTTAGCCCAAAACTTCAACTCCGTATAAGCCATATTAGCCAAGTCGGAATAGGAAAAACCGTGCTCAACCATAGCTAAGATTGTGTCTGAACCGACAAAGGGGCGTATATCTCCGTAAATTCTTTCATAAGGGTCATCACATCAGCAAGGGAGAGTTCTTCAAGGTCATCCTCTTTAATGGGTTTCCCGTCAATTTCCGTAAGCCTTACTATCAAAAGCTTAATAATATCGTTTTGCCCAGTTGAGTTTGATAAAGCCCAGAACAAATCTTTACCTTTGCCTTCTTTAATCTTTGCAATCCTTCCACTGGGAAGCGTGAGTTCTTTTAGGAATTCCTTAGCCATCTTTAACCTCCGATGTTAGTCTTGTAGGCTTGGAGAATATCTTGCCCTTCTACCTTGTAGATATTGTTCATCACATCCACTTCTACAACATCCCTGCTATCAACCTCAAGCTTGTAATACAGGACGGAGATGGTGGCTTCCGCTTCTGCGGCTTCTCTGGCTTTGAACTTTCCACTGTCAAACTCTTTGAAAAAGCCTCGCAACTCCGCCTTAACGGGAACCTCCCGGGCTACTCCTCTCTGGTCCCAGTCCTGTTTTGATGCCCTGACGATGATAGTTCTCAGAACGAATGGATTTGAGGCGAGGGCGATAAAATCACCGTAGATGCTGTTGAACTTGATCCTTGCTTCAAGCTTATCAAGTCCAGCAGGGAGTTCCATCTCTCCGTATAGCCCGAGTGCCTTTGCGTCTGCAAACTTGAACCTGACTTTTGGGAGGTCTACCTCTTCAGCCTTAGCTATAAAGTCCGTGCCGTCTATATACACCCTTGCGTTAAAAACTTTGCCGATTTCAATAGGCATGGCTTAACCTCCTGTTAGTTTTTTGAGAAGTTCAATGTTTATCACCTGTTCAAAGGTTATGCGTTCCGCTGGAGTTGGGGGCATTATCTCGTATGTAAAGGTAAGATGTCCGTTTGCGAGGTTGACCTCAGGGTTTTTGTCTTTTAGGAAGTAGCATTTACCGTCTACGAGGGCACCTCTTCCGATAAGGGTTCGGATAAAAGCGTTTACCATGCTTAAAACTCCGTCTATAGCAACGGTTATGGGCTTGTCTAAAAACTGCAAAGTTGCATACTCTATGCTTTCTGCAATGATGTCTGCGGTTCTGCGAACAGAGATAAAGTTCTTTGGGTCTGATTTGGATGGCCACGCAGCGGAGCGGTTGCCCCAAACTCTATAGCCTGTTCCAAAACTGTTAAAGACTGTAACTATGCCGTTTTCGTTTAGAAGGTTAGCCTCGGTGTTTGGGTCGTTGATGGCACAGGTGATGGGGCGTTCTACTCCGATGATGCCAAGTATCTCGTGGTTGGATGGAGAATACCAGTATCCCTCTTCGTGATCCACCTTAGCTATAACTCCCGCAAGCCTTTGGCTGAAAGGCTCAAGGCGTTCAGAGTTCGTGGCAGGGTCGTAGACTTTGAGGTGAGGATAACAAATAACCGCCCTGTAAGCGGAAGTGTTCAGTTGACCACCCGCCCCTCTTGCGTTGATAACCTGCTGAGGAGTCAAACCAGCCGGGGCATCAATCAAAGCCAATGCTCTGTGGGTCTCACAAAGGGCTACCATTTCGGTCATAACACCCGGAGACTCGCAATAAACCGGGCAAAGGATTAGCTTTGCAGTGAAGCCAAAGCGACTATATAGCTCGTCAATTATCTTTAGCCCTGTTCTTTTTCCTGTTGTAGCATCATATGTGCCGATGATGTCGGCGGGAGTGACGGTTGAGGGGTCGGGTTGATTATCCGAGTTTTTGTGCCTTCTTGGGTCAAAGACATTAACCACGATAACAGTTGAACCTCCGTGATCAAAGATAGCATCTAAAGCATATGGGATTGTGTAGCCCGGAGTGGCATCGCCAAAGTAGGTTATGCCGTCCTCCCTTCTCAGGACAAGGATGGGATTATTCACCGTTTGTGCATACCAGTCGCTTTCAGAAATACCAGCGGGTCTTGTTAGATGCACTGGTGCAGTCCCAACCAGAAAGATGACCGCAGATTTTACCTCTCTGACTGGAACGGGTCCCTTTACTATCTCTATTGTTTCCACACCGTGAAGGTAATTAGCTGGCATCGCTTACCTCCTTCTTAGGTTTTTGTTTAACTGGCAAAGGTTCAATATAGCCAAGACCCTCATAAGTCTTGACTACTTCAGCCTCAGGAAGTTCAACTTCCTGACCCGGGAAGAGAAGATACTCTTTTTCAATAACAACAATGGTAGGATAAGTTAGCTTAACCTTATACCTCATTTGGACACCTCCGATACAAGTTCTTCACCCTCGTATACGGTTATACAGGTAGTAAGCGGTTCTTCTTCCTGCGGGGCAACAAACCTGCCGTTGCCCTTAAAGCTTAGAAGAAATGCAAACTCTCCGCTTTCGTGGTAGTAAAGTTCAAGCCCCTGAGGGGTAAGGTTAAACTGGGTCTTAAGGCTTAGGGCGGTTAAAATTCTTTCCAAAAGCTCGTAAGCTCCTTGCCCTTTTTCTCTTAAGCTTCTGTAGAAAAGAAACACAGAAACATCAAAGTCCACCGAGAAGGCAAAACTCGCTATCCTTTCAAACTTCGCCTTCTCTATGATATACCAAAGGCATGGTGTTATCTTAGGCTTTGTGAAAAGTTCCGTGGGTTTATCCACTTTAGAGAGAATTGGTAGCCCGAGTGATTGCAAAGCGTTTCCAATTTGTGCATCAAGTTCGGTCAGCATCCTATAACACCTCCTTCAGGCTTCTTTCAAAGATTTTTTTGAAGTGGTTCTCCTCCAGAAACTTTTCCAAAACGGGATGCATATAAGGGCGTGGAGGGATGCCACGTCTGGTGCCTGTTTCGTGATAAACCGCATAAGGAACGGGAGTTCCGATTACTGCCTTCCAGTCCTGGACTTTATAAGTAAAACTCTGTGCAAGGGCGGTTGTCCGATGCAGCTTCTTCTCAGAAAAACCTTTTTTGACCTTATAGGCAAGATAGCGAGGGTTTAAGTCTTTCCAATCTACGCTGTGAGACCTACCTTCCGTTTTAAAAATCGTTGAAAGGTCTGTCTGAATTTTTTCAGCCGCCCTCGTGAGGGCAAGCTCGCTGGCTTGTGCAAGCTTCTTCGGGAACTCGTCAAAAAATCTTCTCAGTTCCTCTATATCCATACCATTGCTCCTCTTTTTGGAGATAGTTTTAGCAAGCGTTCCGCCTCAGCTATCAGACTTTTAACATTCATAGTCTGATAATCCTCTGCCCGTCTCCAGTAAAGATTCACACTTGATGCAAGCTCACTCGCCGCAAGTAAAATCAAAGCCTTTCTTACTTCTGGAGTGTTAGGCAAGCTATCCACATTTAGCAACCTTTTAGCCCTGTTTATCGCCAGTTCAATGCAATTTTGCAGAATTTCATCAGGTAACGTGCTATCGTTCAGAAACTCCTTAACCTCGTTTGGAGTTATCATTGCTCAGCCTTCCCTTTTTTAGGTTTTTCTTCCACCTTCTCGGCGTAGCCTGCCTCAATCAGAATCCTTGCTTTGTCCTCATCCACATCTTGAACTCCAGCCTCAAAAACAAACTCCTCACCGTTTACCCAGATCTTCACCTTCTCCTTAACAAGCACCCTCATCGCAAACCTCCTTAGTTGCTTTCAATCCGCACGATAGCGGGCTCGTAAAGCCTCTTCACAGCGTAGAACGCCCTCCAGCCCACCGTCTTGACCCTTCCGAGTTTGTCCAGGTTTGTATACGTGGTTTGCAGGGTGTTCCCGTCTATATCCACCACTCCGTAAGCGTTATCACCAAGCACGAGGGTTAGGTAGGCGTCTTTGTTGGTAGAGTTCCTGAGAATAGGGATGGCGGTCGTGGAAACAAACTTCACTCCGAAAAATTCCCCAATGTAGCCGGTTGCGATCGGCTCCTTTCTGGTTATCGAAAGCGTGATTAGTTCATTGTCAGTGAAAAGGTCAAGTAATTTGTCCGGGTGTAGTATGCAGACATAGGAGCCGTCGGGGAACTTGGGGATGTTTGCCCTCTCAAGCTGAATGACAGCTTTTCTTATCTCAGCTTTAGTAAGCTTCTTTGTGCCATCCAGGGCATCCCTTGACCCAGCATCTTCAGCGTAGATAACATTCGTGCCAGATGTTAGCTCGTTCATGGCGATTCTATCAAGAGTCTGCTGGGCGTTATAGGCAAGCAGGTCTACTGCCCTGTCCAGTAGAGGAACAAAGCTTGTGATGTCGGTGAAGTCGTCAAGGTCAATGTAGTTTGCGTATTCCTCCACGGTGGCGGAGACCTGCCTTGTAGCTAAGCTTGCTCCGCTGGTGGGGGTGGGCTGGAAGGTGATGGGAGTCGTATTCACGGGGAGAGGTTCAAAAGCGGTAAAGACTGCAGTCCTTCCTGAATTGCGAGGAAGGCTAAACCTTTGCCCGTACTGGTTCGCCACGAGGTTCTCCTTCACATAAGCAAGAAGCTTTCTTTCATAATACTGAGGAAACAGTTCTGGCAAATCGGTTCCAGTTATAGCCATGATTTACACCTCCTTAGTTAATTTCTCAGCAAGTTTTTTAAGCTCCGCATAACTCATTTCTTCAATAGACTTCTCAAACTCAAGCTGGGCTCTTTGGCTGGATGGCTTATAGACCTCTCTGGCTTTCTCGGTGTATTCATCAACAAGTTCCTTTAGCGTCTCCACATCCGCCTTCTCAATAAGTTTCAAAAGCGGGCTTTTTTCTCCGTCAGCGAGCTTGACAAGCCTGACCGCTTCTCGCCTCAGATGCTCAATATACTTTTGCCCTATCTCTGCAATCTCCTTCAGTGCTAAGTTCTCCTTCTCAAGGGCTGAAAGCTTGGTTTGCAAAGCCTCAACAGCCGAGACAAGCTCCTCTTTTGTCATTGCTTCAAAGTGCTCAAGCATGTTTTGCACCTCCTTTATTGCAATAGTTTTCATACAAAGTTTTGGCTCGGGTGTAGATGCGATGATGTCCGTGCAAGGACGCAAGACTCATCGCTGCCTTAAGCCTATCACAGGAGATTTCTCCCTCCCAAGTGCGGTAAGGATAGCGTCGGTTTTCCGGGTCAAGAAAGTAATCCTTTGGAGCTTTTTCTCTTAGCTCCGGGTCATCCCACCAGTTGGAAACACCGAGGGCTTCCTTCTGACATCCGCAATCACGAGAGTTTAGCACTCTTGCGTTTTTGTCTGCACCTTCGAACACAAAACTTATCTCTTTGAACTCAAGATCTTGAACGACGTATCTGTCTTCAAGCTTTTCAGTCTTGACGATAAGTCCCGCAGACACGCTTTTTATCGGACTTGGGGACATCTGAAGAAGGGCAATAAGTCTTTCGTTTCCTTGCTTTGTAATGCGTAGCCGTGCATAAACTTTTCCGTCCTCATACCACGCTTTCACTACAACTCCGACCATATTTTCAACTTCCCATTTATGATCCAAAAGAACAGGTTTTCCTACAAAGGTGTGAGCTTTTGCTTCAAGTACCTCTTTAGGGAAACAAAGCTTGCCGTAAGAACGATCAATACAGCTTGAAGACAAAGCTACTACATTAAACTCTACGCAGCAATCCTCTTCTGTAAAACCCGCAAGGTTCAGTCTCTCGTCAAACACAAGCATTGCGTTATAAGATGTCATAAGAAAAAAGGAAGTTCAAGCAAAGATTTCACAAAGATTTATTTCTTAGTGCGTCGGGAGAGAGGAACAATTTCAAACACGGTTTGATTGAGTTTTAAAAACTCCTGCAATGCGTCTTCTGGAATTCGTAAAGCTTTCTTTTCTCCGACTTGGATTGCACGGAGATAGCCGAACTCAATGTAAGAGTAGACTGTGCGTTTGCTAAGGCGTAAAATCTGTGCTACTTCATCAACAGTATAAAGCTTCATGCCATATCATTATTTAAAGATATAAAGACGGAAATGCCGTAGGCTCAAGCAAAGATTTCACGAGAAGAAGAAAGGCGGGAGATAGGGCTATCATAAACTGCAAATCTGCAGACTGTGATATTTAAAAGCCCGCACGGGCTTATTTGTTGTGCGGGCAGTTTTTTTGGATGAAAAGAAGAAGGGCAGGGAGTTGATTGTATGAGATTAGCTGAATGAAGTTGCCCTCCCCATCCACCACCCTTACGGGTCCCGTCCCCTCCCTTTCCACCCGCAAGGGGTGGGGGAGGGTGGAGAGTTGTTTTTCAATCTCTATTAGTTTAGAAAGTGGTAGGCGTTGCTTTTTCATGCCTTTGCCTCCGTCTTCAAGGTCAATAAAAACTCTTCAGCCAGCTCAAGTATTTTGATTAACTCATGAAGATATTTAATACTTGTCAGCCGATAGTAATACT